TATATAATCATGCAGAGATTTATTCTGTTTCAATGAGAAATGCTGATATATGCGGATTTAAACAAAGTGATCGTGTAATATTAACTAAAAATATTCATCATGGTGGAAGTTTAATGATAATGACATTGCCTTCACTTATAAAATGTGATTATCATATGGCAAGTTCAATGCCAGATTTTCCAACTTTATATAAAAGAGTTGAAGAGGGATCTAAAGCTTTTACAATTTTAATTAAAAAAATTGTAGAATTAAAATTGAATAAAATTTCATTTGTGAGTGAACCAATATTAGATTTGTTTCTTCAGACTGTCGAAAAAGTTATAGGAAAATTTGAAAATAAATTAATCATATCATTATATGCATCTATAATAAGTCCTAAATTAATTAAATACTGTGAAAAATATAATGTAGAATTTCTGTGTTTTTTTGGTTCATTAGATTGCAAAGTTAATCCATTAACATTTAATCATATAACAAAAGATTCAACGTATATTCCTATGTATATTGGTAAATTTGTCGATGATTTTTATAAACTCTATAGTTTTGAAGATGGAATATTTAAATTTACTAATCAGGATTGGGATAAACCAAGAATGATTGAAGATAAATTTGAAATGTTAGACGATGGAAGTATTATTTTAAAACATAGAATTTTAGATGAAAATTCTGAAATTAGAATTAAAACGGCTGAAATAGTTAAATGTGATTTTGCGGTAGTTCAAAATGGAAATGATAAATATCTAGCGCTGTTTGATATGAAATATGAAATAAATGAAGATATGAAGAAGCTTGGTTATAAAAATATACTTCATATAGATAAAGAATTTTTTTATGCCGAAACTAAATTGAATTATGATGCTTTACGTGGTCATTTCATTTATTATGATAATAAAATGCTGGCGTAGCTCAGTTGGTAGAGCAGTTGATTTGTAATCATCAGGTCGGGAGTTCGAATCTCTCCGCCAGCACCATATAAAGGAATAAACATGAGTCAATTATGGGCAGTAGACGGAGATCCAAATTCACATGGTTCAGGCGGTTTGATACCATCCGGAAGTACTGTCTATATTAATGGCAAACTCGTTATAGTGCATGGCTCTGATGCTGCCAATCCATACGATCTTTGTATTCCTGTTGGTGGTGCACACTGTGGACCATCTACTTCAAGTGGCAGCGGTACTGTAAATTGTTATGGAAAACCGGTTCATAGGAATGGTGATAGTAGGGCTTGTGGTGCTTCTACAGTAGTAACCGGCCAAAGCACGGTATTCTCTGGGTAAAATGGAAAATATATTATGAAGAAATTTGATATCGAAGAAGTTAGAGAATTTATTAAGAGGTGTTCTGATACTTCAAAAATATATATTGGAGCTGACAGTGAAAGATATTGTGGCAAAGATGGGACTTGGTACGCTGATTATACTGTCGCTATTGTTATCCATTATGATGGATGTAGAGGGTGTAAGGTTTTTGGTGAAGTAACCAAAGAACGCGACTTTGATAAGAAGATAAATAAACCATCTTATAGATTAATGCAGGAAGTAATAAAGGCCGGGCAAATGTATTTAGATTTGGCTGAAGCTATTGGTGATCGTTACTTCGAAGTTCACTTAGATATAAATCCAAATATAATTCATGGCTCTAATAGTGTCGTGCAGCAAGCTGTAGGATATATAAGGGGCATGTGTAACGTAGTTCCATTTATTAAACCTCAGGCATTTGCAGCAACTTGTGCTGCAGATAGGTTAAAGGAAATATTAGCAGCATGATAAACTTAATTCCGTTAACTGAGCAACTTAAGCATTTAGTAAAGGATGATCCAGTTAGACCTGAATTGGATTATAATTTTAGAACATCCTATGGTAGAGAAGCTTTTGTGTTAATTGATGCTGAAGATGTACATGCAGTTATAAATGTAGCTTATACCCATCAGATACCAAAGAGTGTAAACGAATTGAAAGAATATGCATTTAGTGATTTCGGCGATCCAAATCGGATCGCTGTTTTTTATACTCTATGGTCTTATAAAAAGGGTGCAGGTAGAGAAATACTATTTAAGTGTGTAGATCATATAAAACAAAATAAAGGTCATATTGGTAGGTTTGTAACTCTTAGTCCAAAGACTGAGATGGCTAGAAAATTTCATTTAGGCAATGGCGCTATAATTTATAGTGAAAACGAAACCACGGATAACTATGAATATAAAGGATTATAAAAAGCGCGTGTGGCGGAACTGGTAGACGCACTGGATTTAGGTTCCAGCGATGAAAGTCGTGGGGGTTCGATTCCCTCCACGCGCACCATAAAAAGGAGTTTAAAAATGGTTAATGTATTTAAAGAAGCATTTGATCTCTACGGAGCTGATAAAGCGGTTCATGGCTATCATGAATTATATAATACTTTTATAGAAAAAGAAGAAGTCAAAAGCTTATTAGAAATAGGAGCTTTGCGTGGAAATTCATTAAAGGCCTTTGCCGCAATTTGGCCAAATATACAAATAGATAGTATGGACGTAGAAATTTTTGATGAACAATTGGCTAAAGACTTTAATATATTTAAACAAAGTTCTACAGATGAAGAGGCTGCATCAAAAATTGGAGAATATGATTTTATTATAGATGACGGTGATCATCATTGGAGAAAACAGTTTGAAACCTTCAAACTATACTATCCTAAAGCTAAAAAATATTATATGATTGAAGATATACAGGGACAGTATTCTTTAGATCGTTTGATATTTAATATCAATAAAGGGGTTTTGCAAAAAGCACAGTTATTTACATGCAAGGGACCTAAACGTGTTTTTACACATTCAGAACATGTTAAAGAAGATAATTATTTTGGATTGCTTATAATAAAGTGAAAGACCATATTTTTTATATAAAATGGTTTAGTGCAATAATTATACTGTGTGCTATGGTACTCCATGTTCTTGGCATAACACCATATAATTCCATCATGCAACTTTGCGGTGCTGCAGGATGGACATATGTTGGTTATAAGTGGAATGAAAAGGCAATCATAACAAATTTTCTTCCTCAGTTTTTTATAATAATACCGGGATTAATATATTTGTTATATTTTAAATAACTATAAAGATTCACATTTTTTTATTAATTCTCTTCTTGGAGGGATATAATCTGGATCTATATTTTTAAATCTTTTAAATGATTCATTTCTTTCATTACACTTACTACATAAATTACAGTTCTTTCTAAAAAACATACTTTGTTCCATTGAAGCATTACATGATCTAGTATATGGTACTAATATATCTAATAAATTATATTTGATATATAATTCTAGTATGTAGTCTAAATTCATAAATGTAAAAGGTCTAGTTATATAAACACTCTTTTTATATTTCATATCGCTTGGTTTTTCCGGGTCATAATATAAACAGCTGTATATGTAAGCTACGCGTTTTTTTTGTTTAATTTCCCATTCATGAACATCTTCAAATATATTTCTATTAGAACCCCTAAAATAAAGATAAGTGTGAGGAAGAAATATATTATCAATATTTAATATTGAATTAATTCTTTCTATTATATTAGTCGCTACGGAAGTGTTATATTCTTCTTTTCTTTCTTTCCATGTTAAGGGTAATATTTTTATATCAAGCTCATTTTCCTTTATTATTTTTGCCAATAAGAAAGCTAAAATGCTACTCTTCATACCACCGCTAATATAAATGCCTACTACTTTTTGATCCAATGGAATATAAATATCGGACCAATCTGTTTGTTTTAAATTAAAAATCCTATTACAAAGAAAATCAGTTTCTTTGTATTCACTTTTATAATGATTGTTATTATTTTGTTTTTTGGAAGTAAATAATTTGCTTAGTAAATTTCTCATCTTCTGCCAATATTATATTTTGGGACTAATTCCCATTCACCCTTCTCTTTGAAGTTTATAATTTTAATAAAATTCATTTCCGCTAGATTTTGGTTTATTGTATTCTCTCTAACGATTTTTACTAAACCCCATTCCTGTAAAAGTGTAGCTATTTTATTTCTTCTTCCAAGATCTTCTTCGGTCAGATCTGATTTTTTTCCGTCCAACATAAAGAGTTCTTTAAAATGAACTATATAGTATTTTCCCTGCTTATGTAGGATATGGCAGGATTGATATAACTTTCTATCTTTTCTAGAGGCAACCCCTATGCGAGTTAGGGTTTCCTTTATTTTTAAGAAATCATCTTCTTTCTCAAGTGTCACTTCTAATAGATTTTCTAAAATACTCATCTTCAACCACCTTTTGTTATTATAATTATTAAGGCAATAATGAGTATTTATTATAAATAAAAACTTATTCTCCAAACATACTTTTTAGATTTTTTATATCTTTTCCTATAATTTTTAAAGCAGACTTTGCTTTAGTTAGATTATAACCATATATTCTTTGTATAAATTCAATATTTTCATTTTCATCAGGTTTAGCCCACTTTGAAAACCTTTTTCCCTTTGGGATTTTATACCAGCAATAATCATAGTGCATTTTATTATCTATATGATTATTGATATTTAACTCGTTTGAGTATAAAATAGTCTGTTTATGATATGATAATGCTTTATTTGTTAACCATTGACTGTAATGAGATTTATTCTCATCGTCTATTAGATAATTAGATTTATCATTAATAGTTTTTACAAAATCGAAGGGGTTCATTTAAACTCGCATGATATCATAATTTCTGTTAAGCAGGCCATTATATTTATTTCCGGATCGGCCACAAATGCAGCTTGGTATTGGTATTTAGACAGTATCAATACTAACTCAGGTATTGATTTTTGTTGAAAATTATCGTCTGCTTGTTTATAGAAGGTATGAAAAAATTCTACCTGATCGACATCAGAGTTTTCGCCAACCCATTTGCGTAGATTAGTAAAGTCTTTATCCTTCATCAGTTTTACAGCATCTTTAATCTGACTGTCTTTCAGATTGGATAGGATACCTGCATCTATATTACCGGATACAGAATATCTTTGCAGTTCGTTTAATACGCGCCTCCAATCTGGAAGATATTTAAGTATAACTTCTCCTAGAACAGATTTGTCATATCCAATATTTTCCTGATTAAGAATCGTAGCTGCTCTCTTAAAGAATTCCCCACCGAGTTTAACCAGATCCTCTTTAGAAAACGAGAAATCGATGATAGAACATCTTGAATGCAGCGGTTGAATAATTCTGTTTTTGAAATTACAGGTAAGTATAAAACCGCAGTTTCCCGCGAACTCTTCCATGAAATTCCGTAGAGCGGGCTGTGTTGAGTTTGCGTTAAGATAGTCTGCTTCATCGAGGATGACGTATTTGCGTCCTCCACTAAGAGATACTGCAGATGCAAAATTAAGTATTTCAGTTCTAAGTGTGTCTATGTTACCGTTTAATGAACCGTTTATAACCAAATAGTCGCAACCAAGTTGTTCCAACATAGCCTTAGCTACTGTAGTCTTTCCAACTCCAGCCGGTCCAGATAGAATAAGGTTCGGTATATTATTTTGATCTATGAACTTCTGAAATGTAGATTTCAGGTTAATAGGAAGTATTGTATCGGCCACTGTTTTTGGCCGATACTTTTCAACCCAAAGAAAATCTTCTTTTAGCATCTTTTCCCTAGAATTTAGAGTGTGATTCTACTGCTATATAATATGCAAGATCATCATTATAGAACTTAATGACCCTTGGGGTAATATCAATCCTATAATCTCCCGGCAACAGTTTTACATTTTCAGATCTTATAATAGCTGAGAATTCTTTATCTGTTTGGCCAACTTCAATAGAATAAACGTCACCGCTTGGGTTCTTTGAATCGATTGTCTGAAATTGAATAGTTGATCCATCTCCAATAATAGCGATTTCAGGCAAACGGAGTACGTTCATTCCCTTTATAATACTGGAAAGTATATCATTAGTTATTTCAAATGAAACAACTAGATTTTCCAATTCTTTCATGGTCTCAGGAGGACTAACGACAGCAGAGGGATCTGCCAACGTATAGTTTACAGTTCTTTTACCACTCTTAATAGTAATGACCTTATCACCAATATCAAGCGATGGTTCTTCCATTAATGATACCGTGCTTAGAAACCTAGAAAGATCATATATAGCAAATTCACTATTAAAGTTATATGGCACCGACGTTGTTGCCATAATAGTCTTAATAGGAGATATTGTAGATATTTTATTACCCGGTCTAATAAGAATAGATGGGTTTATAGTAGAAAAGTTTCTTAATACTTGAATTGTTCTATTGTCCAATTTAAGCATTTCCATAACATATACCTCACATCAAGTTGTTTATTTTAAGGCGGTCTTTTTCTTTAATGCATTAGGATCGGCTGTTGCTGATGCACCAATAGTTGCAAGATCGGCAAGAGATCCACCAAAAACATAGCTGCCAACATGTCTAAGCTTCATCCAAGGGCACAGCCACGTTTTAATTCCTATATCCTTAGCTCTCTGGCAAAACCAATAATCTTCAGATAAGTATCTTTTACTAGAAGAATCACGTTTTTTATGATATTCTTGTACTTTATCCTTTACCTGATCTGGCGTTAAATTGCCCGCTGCTACTTCATTTAGAAGAGGCAATAGTATATTTTCAGCGTTAGGAGTATCAACTTCGGCTTGAAAATACATCATTATTTCCCTACTGCCGTCGAAAGCAGCAGTTCTAATATGATCTGGTTTATATGAGTAATTAGGGAATGCTTTATTAAACTTTTCCAAGGTTTCCTTTGGAAACATCATAAAACCGGTTCCAATTTCAAGCACTTGAGCTGGTTCACCTATGCGTATAGACGTCTTGCCATTTGAAACTGGATTAAAAACAAAATCACCCACATAATTCTCTAGATTATTTGGATTTTCGTCTGCAGCCCCTTTATCTACGGCCAGTTTAATCTTTTCCCAGGAAATAGTCTTCTTAGGATAGGGTGCACCTATAATATGATATTCAGGATTTTGCATTTGCATAGCAAGCATCCCAATTATATCATTAGCATTAAAGCCGATATCAGAATCTATAAACAACATGTGAGTTGCATCAGATCTCATAAATTCGTCACAGCAGTAATTACGAGCTCTAGTAATTAGAGATTCATTAAATAGATAATAAATTTGTAATGGCAATCCATATTTTGTGGCCAGTCCTACTAAATCAGTCATAGATCTAGTATACAACCCTGAACACATACCACCGTACATCGGTGTTGCTACGAATAGCTTTTTCTTTTGTAATTCTTTAACGTTGATTTCTACTTTGAATGTCATGTATCCTCACTTCACTTCTTTATCATGAATATACAACGCTAAAATACCGTAGTGAAGAATTTTTAGAAGATCATCTCTGTTTCTTCCATTCTTTTTACCATATCTTGCGGCATATTTGATAATGTCGCCGATAGTAAAACCAACACCATGGCCGGCAGAGGCAATAAGTTCGAAGGCTTGAATATTGTCTGGGCCTACATAGTGTTTAGTATACGTATTATTTATATAGTCAGACAGTTCCTTTAGAAGATTATCTTCATTAAATTTATAATCTACACCTTCGTTTTTTCCCCAAACGATATTGGGTTCGGTGTAGGTTGCCTTTACAGTTGTATCATTCATATATGTATTCCCTTAATTTATAAACAACACTATTGTCAAATCCTGGTTTATTAAATAGTCTATTAAGTCCTGATGGATGTGGTGCAGCAAAATGTTCTATCTTAAGTTTCTTTAAAGCATTAGAGGCAAAATTGCCCAGAGTTATAATTTTATTATAGTCTCTTGTTGCCTCTACTATAAAACTATAATCTATATCTTTATTATTGTAAACACCAGTTTTGTGAATACAATTAAAAAATGAATAGTGTTTAATAAAACACTTATCCATCCACTTGTTTAATCGATTTAAAGTTGAACTTTTCTGCTTCTCTGATGGATTGATCCCAATCACTAATATCTTCTTCATGATATGTCAACACCGTTACTTCAGCTTCTTCTAACATCTTTTTAGTAGTCTCAAAGGACTTCTTCCAGTTCTCTTTAATATCAGCTGGATAACATGCTATAACCTTTTTAATTCCAGTCTGGATTACACCTTTAGCACACTCGTGACACACCGGAAGACCATATACATATAGTTCAGCACGTTTGAGAGAAACACCGTTGAGACAAGCATTATAGATACAGTTCATCTCTGCATGAACTACAAACTTATATTTTTCCTCTCTATTAGAGAGTCTCGGGTCCGTGTCTCTAATCTTTCGTGGAAATCCGTTATATCCCTGTGATAGTATCTGGCCGTGATGACCTACAACTACGGCTCCTACTTTAGTACTAGGATCCTTTGACCATTCAGCAACATTTTTTGCTAGATCAATATAACGTTTAATCCATTTATTGTTTATCATACGACTAATCCAAAATGTCTTTCATAAACATGAAGTGAACCTACATTCCAATGTATATTACCCGTTAGAATGTCCAGATCCTCGGCTAGTTTAGATAAAACATGTTTTTGCCAAGCAAAATCATTCTTATAGCCAAAGACAACATCATTAGATCTCATCTGAACTACAGCGTGCAGCTTGTCATCTCTGATAAGATATTGAACTGCATTAGTACACATAAAATCAGACTTGCCCATGAAATTGTATTCATGCCACATCTCAGGACGCGTATAAATCATTATTGCACGCCTTGAATATGGATGATCAGTGAGTTCTTTTAATGCATGTTCGTATTGTTCATAGTTTTGATCTGACCAAATACACCAACCATAATTTGAATTGATGTATCCAGAAGGATCTGCTACTTGTTTCCAAATAGCAGGAGGTCCACCTGGAATATCGTTTACGTTAAGTGATAATGATTCATACCAAGCAATTTCTCGCTCAACATAATCTTGGTTGACTGTACCAAATATAGCAGGCTCATCGGCTATAAACGATGCGCCAACCATTTCTAGCATCTTAACACCAGTTTTATCAACAACATAATTTTCATTTTTATGTTGTTCAATAAAATATTGACGAATATTAGAGACTTTCATCTATAACTACCACCGTTTTTTTATTGTTGAACATATCACGAGTTGGATCTTGGCCTTCAATGCCACCTCTAATCCAAGCTACTGCAAACGAAGCGTAGTTGATTAGATCTTTGTATGTGTCTTCAAGAGACTCAAAATTGGCTGCATCCGCTCTACCTGATTCTAGTAGAGATTGTGCACGATACATCTTGCCTTGCATGATATCGTGAATAGTATCAACACCACGACGATAATGCATGGCTTGAACTACATTTGAATTTGGATTCTGATAATCCTGAGATTTCTTTAGTTGGAGTTCAATACATTCTCTAAGGACATCGACTGAAGGCTTTTCCATTCCATCACCTCTTCATATGGGAATCTATTATTGTGATCTAAGAACTTTAGTGCAAATTTAGCATTAATAACACCTATAATTTCGTAGGCGACATCTTTATTTTCTTCAAGATTAACTGACCAATTATTAGGATACCATTTCCAAATGACAAAATTGTCTATTTTATTATTATTAACTTGATCTTGGATATATGGTCCAATATGGATACCGATTTTGGCGTATTGTTTATAATCGCAGTTACCTAATTTTGTGTGAATAGTGTCATATTGGTTTCCTTCATAAAGGGTTTGATTTGGATCTATTGTTACTTGATGATGTTCTGGCCATTCACAATTATATCTTCTAATTAGATCTAACTTTGTGTCTTTACCTTTTTTAAGAATACTGGCTATAATCGCGTCTCTTCTCTCAATAAATTCATGAGTAACAACGCTTTCATAAACACCTTCAATCATCTTTAAATACCTTAGTAATCTTTGCATGATTGCCTTCATGTGAAGGCGCTACCCAACCGTCTGGCTTAATTAGATCAGGCAAACCAAGTGTATTAGGACGCTCCGGCTTAATGCCAACTTCTTTGTTCATATTTGCCTTAAGAACTTCATCCCATGCTTTATATGAATCTACCTTAAAGCAGTCAAGAGTTCCAATGGCAACAACACATAAATCAATAAGCGCATCAACAACATCTTCGGCTGATTCTGCACTCTTCATTTCATCAAGCTCTTCTTGAAGAAAATTAATTCGAAATTGTAAAAATGTCTTTAGCTTTTCCTTGTCCATCTTCTCCATAGCAGGATGAACATTATAGTGCTGGTGCATGTTAGCAATATCTTTTACCCAATCATTCGACATTAATCCACTCCGGTTGTTGTCTATTAGTCCATTTATGCATAGACGATTTACCTATCCTATAGTAATTTCTATAGTTTGTTAACGGGTCGTCTGATATTTTATATTCATCAGCCATAGCAGATGGCATAGTAGTCTGTGGTTCTTTAGTTATATTATTTGGAAATTGAAACAGGGCTTTAAGCAAACCACTCTCTTCTACTTTATGAACCCTGCCATACCTATGTGTGTATTCTTTACACAGCTCTTTAAGATGATACCAAAGCCAGTTATAATTACCGGATGTTTCTCTTG